ATAGCAACTTTCTGCCTACCCGCCGCCGTGTCTGCTGTTGAGCTTACGTTAAGACTGTCACTGATACTCGCTCCATTATCAACGCTTGTTATCCAAGACTTCGTCAATCCCTGTTCTAGAGACTGCGTAGCAGTAGCACCAACCGTCACGGTGATGTCGTTGGCGGTGGTCTTGCCAGTGAGGGTATCTACTTTGATTTCAGACATCAGGCTAAGTCTCCAAATAATACACCAAAACTTAAATTATCTATTGATGTGTTGCTGTCTGCATCTTTTTGCACAACTTGAATGCTTGACGTTGTGGACATTTGCCCAATGTTGCCAGTGTTGTTGTTTGCCTGTGCATCTGTAGCGTTAACGTATTGTGCGTTTGCGAAAGCACTCGTAATAGATATCGTTGGCAAACCAGTACCCCCATCGCTAAAAGAGGATATGTTTAGGTTTTCTGATGACATCGTATTTGATGCAATACCGCGATAAGTTGATGTTGACAGGTTTACACCATAACACGCCTTTGCCGCTGTTTGTTTAGTCAGCGTGACTGGGCCTGTGCCATTACTAGCTGTGATTGTATCTGCTCTCAACTCGCTCATTTATGCCACCACCAGATTGCCATTCAGTGTCAATGTCACTGTGCTTGCCACCGTCAGCGGCCCCGCACATAAAGCGTTGTCACCAGACGCAATCGTCACATCAGTGTCTAGTTGTTGTTCGTGTACGCGGAATATATCGCCCTTGCCATTAGTTGTGTCGCCAGTTGCACCGTTTTCGCCTTGAAAATAACCGGCACCCGCGCCGCCGCCGCCCGTTGATGGCGTTGCTGTGTCAGCAGTTTGGTCAACATCAAAAAGATCAATCCACGCATCATCATCAGCGTTGCGTTGCTTCAGTTTATTATTAGCTGTGTCATACCAAAGTTGATATGCATATGTCGTTGATGGAGCAGTTGCACCGCTGTTTGTGCTGACTATAGCTCCTAGCGCATTGTTTAAATCGATGCGCGTGTTTGGAAAAGTCTGATTGTCTATGACATAATCGTGTTGTGACATCTAAAACCCCGTTGCTACATAGTCAAACAGCCGGTCAACGCCAGCATTGGTGCTATCATAAAAATTGATAGTGAATCCAGTTGTTGATTTACTTGTTATAGCATAATAATCGCCGCTTTGCATATCCCCGACCGAAATCGAAACCGCCAGCAATGTTTTGAATGGTGTTGTAAATGTGATAGCTTTCGCGCCAGTTCCACTTTGTATATCACTGTCACTTTCAGACCGTGTTGGCAACTGTATCTCTGCGCTTAATTGTTCAATAGCTGGCGTTTCATCAGATGCAGTTGTCGATAAAACAGCCCTGAACCTAAAGGCGCGTGCAGTGTAGCTACCAACAACAAATGGCCGGTATGCCGACCACGTTGGCGTGCCAGCGGGGTCATCTGTGGTCGTGCTAACAAATAAATCAACATCTGTCGCGCCGCTTGTAGCTGTGCCGCTATGTTGTGATAACTGTGACACACGCAAATCAACCTCCGCTGTGCCGGTAAATGTACCGCCTAGATCAATATAATTGGCAAAATCATAGGTGCCGCTTGATGCTACAGCCCCGCCGCCACCATCAAACAAACCAGTTGCATCGTCAAAATTACCAGTTGCGCTATCAAATAAAATGCTTGTTTGCAGTTGTAACTTGTTGTCAACAATTACAACATCTGTTTTTGTGCCAGCAAATGCAGTGTGTTCAGTTACGCTATCAACAAAATTAAACCCAAATATAGCGTCAACTAATGCAACACTGCTTGATGCGTTTGCTGACTGATTGTCGAATTTGTCAACTGCTTTAATAAAATATGTGCCGGTCATTGCTGGCACCGTTGCTGTGTTCGCTGGTCTTGAAACCTTTTTTACAATTGAACGTGCATTATTGTATGTTGCGCCGGTGGTTAACGGTGAATGCCGAATGATATAATGTGACAAATCTGCATCTGTGACTGGCGTCCAACGCAATTCCGCTTGTTGACCAACGATGTTGACACTGAAGTTTGTTACATCTGATGGATCATCTGCTTTGCCTGATACTGTATGCTGTGCAGTTGTATATTCACTGACTCCAAATGAGCTTAAACTTCGCACCTGTATGTCATATGTGACATCACTCAACACATTATCAATCTGGAAAAGACCTAAAACTGAAGACCCAAGCGTTAAATAATCTGTGTCGGTGCTTTTCTTATATTGCGCTTCAAATTCTACAACTTGTTCACTTGCTGTTGGGTCTGTTGCAGTTATCTTAATTGATGCAACAGGCTGTTGATTAACATTTTCCAAACTTTCAGTCGTGACAACATTTGGCGCATCGATGTCAAACGGGTCAGGCAAATCAGTGTCATCTAAATTAAATGCCGTTTCTTCAGCATCCCAGTCATATACTGCGCTGTTTGTTTCGCGCAATGTCATACTTATTCCAAGCGCGGGATTTCCAGTATCGTCCCCACTAATATTCATCGCCCATTCGGCAACCTCAAAAACTTTATTAGTAAAACCAAATCGGCTGTTTGTGATGTAAACTGTGTCACCAACCTCTAATTTGAATGCACTCATATTGAACGTGCCGGATAACACTATTTGTTGCCGATTTCTGTATAGTGCAATTTTAGCTAGGCGTTGCGCCATTGAGTTGCTTGTTGTGTATGGCAGATCGTAATCTAAGAAACGGCGGGTGCCGCCATCTTCAGTTTCAAATGTACTGCTGGTGATTGGTGGGTAATCTGTAGCCGTAAAAAATGCTTTTTCTGGCGCAAAAACACCTTTTACAGCGTTATAATTATCACGCTTGCTTTGTTTAGTTTGCATTTGCAGCGAACCAACCACATCATCTTCGGTCAATGTGACAGTCGGCGTGACATATTTAGCAGCTTTTAGTTTAAACGCACCGTTCGAATAAGACAAAACACCGCCGCAGGATGTTATCATATCTTCTAATATTCTTTTTGGTGAGTTATTTGTGACGAATGTGCCATTTATTTCATATCTATTTTCTGTTTCGTCATCGTCTAATGTAACGCTTTCGTCGCAAATATTTGCCGCTGTTGTAAAAGCCGTGTCATCGATTTCAACAGTTGAAGCGTTGAAACCATAAACACTATTTGTCAAATAATCTCGAATAGCTAAAGCAGGATTTGTTGAGTAAGCAGTTGTGCCGGTGCGTGGATCATACAATTTTTTGCCACGCACCTTTGCGGAAATGTTTGGAATACCAGATGGAAAAAGTTTTTGTTTATATTTTAATTTGACATAAATATATGCAATTCCACTCAACTTATGATTTGCTGTCCATTTACCATTGGATGCGTTGATTAATTGTGAGAATGCAGTTTGATCGTCAGTGCCGGTTTTGCTCAAAATTCTAACGTGATTATTAAATCTTCCCGGTGATGTAACATTGCCACTTGCATCTAATGTAACAGCAATATTGTTAATGTAAAACTCTTCGAAACTTTCTAGTTCGTGATTTGCAACTAAAATGATTAAATGCAAGTTTGAATTTTTATTTGTGCTTTGAACATAACCTAAAACGCCCGAAACGCGGGTTTCACCGTAAATAAACCGGCGCGGCGCGGTCGGTTGTTTAATCATTTGTGTTCTGTTTTGATTTTCAGAAACAAAATCTGTGTAATCTGGTGAATCTGGCGTGTTTCTTGCGGCTAAAGCGTAGCCAGTTGAAGATGCTGCAATCGTTGTTGCAGCCATAACATAGTTGCCAGTGAACGCATAAGCGGCGGCAATGACAACCGTTACGGGATCTTTAATTGCCTCTTTGAGGCCGCCAATAAATTCGCTGACCCAACTCATTAGCCACCCCAAATAATCGTTTTTTCTTGTAGCTTGGCTATAAAGTTCAAACCTTTATCGTTTGGAAAATCTATTTGTTGATCACCTTTTGTGTACCGCCTCTCGCGCGGCACATCCAAATCGATCAGTCTGCTTTCGCTTTGAACAACAATGTTTGATGTGTTGCCATTTTCTTGAATGCTCATAACATCCATTTGACCGCGAAAAACAATATATGGAATATCGTTAATGGCATCAGCACTATTTAAAGTTCCAAAATATAAAATAATACTTCGATTTTGATAATCTTCGTTTAAAATTGCACTTAGCAAACTGCTATCTAAGCCAGATAAATGAATTGAAACGCCATTTGCGCGGATTTCACCAGTTTCATCAATGGTGCCAATAGTCATCACGCCGCCAGAGCCGAAAAATGTGTTGCTATCTATGGTTATGTTTTTGTAACCAGTCCACAACCTCACATTTCCGCTGTCAAAACCTAAATCAACAGCAAAAAACGGTTTAAAGCTACTTGATGATAAAGCGGCTTCAAAATTGGTGCCTAACGATCTTGTCATAACTTTTCTATAGCCCCAAAAGCCATAGAATAAAAACCGGCATTGTCAATTTGCCAGTCTGTTGTTGGCGTTGACAGTCTAAACACACCTTTTGCGTTTGCTACAGTAACACTTGCACCATCTGCCGGTGAATTGCGTAAATCAGGCCATATTGTGAGCGTTGCTTCACCTGATGCGTTGCTATCGACATCGTCCAATACTTTATAAAGTTCTGATATGCTACCAGTGCCAAGTTGGATGTAATCGCCAGCTTTTAAATATCCTGTTGCTGATGCTGGCAAGCCATCAATGTCTAATTCATTGCCAGTTTGACTAGCACCGTTCACAACCGGCGTGCCAGCGGCAGTGGATGCGCTACCGCGTGCTGTTGCCGCATTTGGATCGCCTAGTAAAAAACTGCCAACCGGCCCGTATAATTTCATAAAAAATGTGATCCACGCTTCAGCATCTTCGCGTTTCATTGGTGGCAACGCAATGTCAGCTTCCCAGCGTTGCCCTGCAAATTCCTGCGTTTGTTGTGCAAATGTAAATGGTGATGTAGTTATGCCGATAACATTACGCGCAATCAAATTGACGGTAAAAATGCCGGTATGTGTGGGGAATGTTAGCGGATATGTGATTGCCATAATTAGCCCCCAAACGCTGTGCTAAATGATCCACCACGACGCCTTGCATCGACTATGGCGGCTTTTGCGGCTTCTTTGATCTGTGGCAACATATTAGTCACTTCAGCGCGAACCGTCTGTGAAACGCCAGTTGTCAAATTGATTGTCTGTTGCACCACAACACCGCCGCCACCAAGTTTGTTATTTGGTGTAATGCTTCCGCTTTGATTTGGCACGAATAATTCTGGGCCGCGTTCGCCAACCATATAAGGCGAACCGCGTTTGACGGGGCCACCGATAGCCATAGCGTGCGGTGATCCGCTTAATTGGCCATAGTTTGCATATGTGCCGCCGCCGCCACCGCCGCCCAATCCCATTAGAAACCCTGCAATCCGGCTTGTGATTTGTTGTTGTATAGCCATCTTCATCATATCTGCAATGATGCTTTGCGCCATAGATTTAAAAGCGTCTTTAGCTGATGTAGTGCCTTGCATCACACCCAACAAACCATCCTCAAGTTTGTTCAAGTTTCTAACAGCAATATCATCCAACTGTTTGCCGGTATCGCGTGCAGAGGCCGCATAATTTTGCAAACCAGTTGTGGATTTTGTCGCTGCGGTTTGAACCTTCTCTACTGACACCGCGCATTTATTGGCCTTTTGTTCTACACGCTCAAAACCAGCCGCAACATCATCCAAAGATACAACCACTTTCGGCAAGGTTTCTGTGGCAGATGTTTGACCCGCTTCGTCTAACTCTTTGTATGCGTCTGCAATCCCGCGCAACTTTGCTTCAAACTGTTCGCCAAAAGTGCTTTTATCCATTTCGTCAAGCATACCCATCGAATTACGAGCAACCATATTGAAGCCATCGATTAAAGCGTTAATCATATTGCGGAAGCCAGAAATAGTGTTTGCAAACGCGGTCAGCAGTTTAACGGTCAAAAATTCTGCAATGTCGGCCAATACAGGCAAAACTTTCGAAGTGATAATTCTGCCAATGCTTGCAAATGTTTCGCCCATACGCGAAAATCTATCATTAGCCTTTTCTGTAGCTTTAACATTCTTTTCGGTTAGTTCCAGCGTGAATTGATTAAATTCTTCACGCAGTTTGTTTAATTCCGCGCTACCACCTGCCAATGTGTTAATCAAGTTGACGCCAGACCGGCCAAATAAATCAAATGCAATACGAACGCGATCTGCGGGGCTTTCGATCTGTGTGAGCCTCTCAGAAACCAAATTGAGCAATTCATTTGTCGGACGCAACTTACCAGACGTATCGGTGACACTGATGCCTAGTGCCTCAAACGACCGCAGGCCAGTTCCGATGCCTGTGCTTGCTTCAGAAATAGAGCGACTAAAGCGTGTCAGACCTTTTTCAAGTTCTTCGGCTGACGCACCTGTTTGACCGGCAGCAAATTGTAACGATTGCAATTCGTTGACCGTCATACCAAGGCGGCTTGAAGATTTGGCTAGATCGTCTATTTGACCGGCCATAATCTTCAGACCGGCACCCGCGCCAAGTGCCACCAGTGCGCGTTGCACGCTCATTATAGAGCGTCTAACGCGGCCTAATCCGGCGGCAACAGCTCGAAAACCTTTTTGTGTTTTGTCGATGGCTCTTATAGTAAAGCTAAGATTTTCTTGCGCCATCTTCTATCACCTTAAAGTAAGCGAACCATTCGTTTAATTCACTCAGCGTTAATTCTTCGATCTCGCCTTGTGTCTTGTGCAAGCGATCCGCTAAGGCCATCATATTTAGCCGAAGCGGATCTTGCTTTAGTTTTTTTCAGCGTCCTCAACTGTATCAACATCGCCAAACATCTTGCCAGCAA